AAACGGCGCACGTAAAACCAAGCTGGTTGCGTCTGCGGGCCAAGAGCTTTGGTGTCAATCTGACGACCTAGCATCAATGGCTAAAGTAACCAACGGTGTGGATGGTTCATCTGGAACTCTTCCTACGCTAGCAAACGCCGAGCTAGTCTCAGCCCCCCTGCGGCAAAAGCTATACATTGCTGATAATGGTGCGTTAGTAGACTCTGGTGAAGACGGTGCCCTTACGGGAGGCACAGCGTTTACCGCTGCTGACGGGACTAATTTTGGTACTGCAGGTGTAGACAAAGACGACCATTGTGTGGTCATTCTTTCTCGTGGTGCAGGTACAAATGAGATACAAACCATAGCAGTAGACGGTACTCCTACGGGCGGCACGTTTTACCTTGAGTTTAACGGATCACGTACTATTGATTTGGCGTTTGACGCTGACGCAACTGCAATTAAAAACGCCTTGGTCCAGTTATCGTCCATTGGGAAAGATTCAGCAGGGGATGACAATGTTTCGTGCAGCGGTGGTCCAATAGCTACTGCCCCTGTAAAAGTTACGTTTTTGCGAGATTTAAGCGCACAGCGAGTGCCTTTAATTACAGCCTTTAGCCATGAGCTAACTAGCACAGCAACTAACGAAGTTCAAACTATTACGCAAGGTGCTACAGGTGGGACGTTCAATTTAAAAGTTATTGTCGATGGAGAGGTAGAAACTACTGCTCCTATTGCGTGGAATGCTGCTGCTACTAACGATTCGGGTAATTCTGTAGAAGAAAAAATAGAAGCGTTGTCTATTGTTCCGTCAGGAGAAGCTAGTGGCGGCGGTGCTGCCAATCTAGGCGCAGGAGCCGTAACTATTACGTTTTCTGGAAGCCTTGGCAGCCGAGACGTAGCAATCTTAGCAGTTGACTCTGCTGGTTTAACAGGTGGGACTAAACTTGCAACTGTTGCTGAAACAACCAAAGGCATAAACACAGACATACGTGTGTCTCGTTCTACCCGAGGTAAAACAGGACGAACCGTAACAGGTGCGTTTGAAATAGCTAGCGTATCTACCACTACTATCAATCTTGCTACTGCTCCCAATGCAGAAAACGTAACAGGTTTAAAGTACCGCATTGCTCGAACGATTAAAGTTTTTGATCCTGAAGATAACAAAATGTACCCGTTGTTTCAGGATTGGCTAAAGGGTTCTGTCCCCACAAATTGCACTACAATAGCAGCGTGGAGAAACCGTCTTGTCTGCGTAGAGGCAAGTAACCCACAAAACTTTAAAATGTCTCGTCAAGGAGACACAACGGATTGGGATTACTCAGCAGATGACGCACAGCGGTCCATTGTAGGTAGTCTTACGTCAGCAGGTCAGATTAGCGAACCCATCATTGCGTTAGTCCCCTATCACCAAAACTGCTTAGTTCTTGGGTGTACTTCGTCTTTGTGGATTATGACTGGTGATCCAGCACTGGGGGGAACGGCCCGAAGACTTGACGACCAGATTGGTATTCTTGGTCCTAAATCCTGGTGCCTTATAGCAGGTGGGTACATGATGTTTATGAGCCGCGATGGTTTGTACGTCATGCCTCCAGGGTGCGGTACAGCCCCTACAAGCGTATCTAGAGAGCTTCTTCCTGAAGAACTACTCAATATCGACACTTCCACTAAAACCGTAACGATGGCGTATGACATGCGTTACAGGGGTGTACATTTGTTCATTCACGATGGGACAAATACATCCCATTGGTTTATTGACATTAAAACCCGCATGGATGGAGATAAAGTGACAGCAGCATTTTGGCCTGTGTCTTACCAAGCAGACCACGTAGCGTCAGCTTGTCATACTCGAAGGGACTTTACTTCCAACGAATCTCCTGTGGTATTTGGTTCTCACGACGGATACTTACGGCACCTTAAACCTTCTTTGGACGAAGACGATGGAAGCAACGCTATCAGTTCTCATATTGTATTTGGTCCTTTTTCACTGGGCGACAGTTCGGGAATGTTTGAGGGAAAGTTGAGTTCAATATGTGCAGCATTGGGTCAGAACAGCGGCGATGTTACGTGGTCCGTTCATGTGGGCCAGACCGCCGAAGATGCGGTAGACGCCGCTGCGAGGGAAACCGGAACGTGGAAAGGGTACGCAGGGACCGGACTTCAGTACCGCGCCCATCCCAAAGCTAGGGGGGCTTTTGCAACGGTCAAGATAACAAGCGCAGGAACGTAATGGCTTTACGAAAAGATAAAGTTGCTGCTGCTTTGCGAGAAATGAAGGGTATATGCTCAAGCCCAGAAGACTCAAATTCTTTACCCAACACTATAAATCAATTAGCAGATATATTAGGCGACCTTTTTGACGACATAGCCCTTCCAGAACTTCCGCAAATAGACTCAGGAGAGTTTAGTTTACCCGAGGACGCACCGTTTAATTTTCCTACAGGCGGTGGAGACATACCTCCATTCGATCCGTTAGGTGGATTTGAAGGTGGTTCCCCTGGAGGTGGAAGTAAATTTGGTCCTGGTGGAGAAAGCGGTGGAGGCGAGGGAGGTGGTGGAGGCGGGGGCGGTCAAGACCCGCCATTTCAATGTTTAGAGATATTTGCTGCTAAAACCGATGCAGAAATACCTGCCGCTAGCGGAAATACTCCAGGGGAAGGGTTTGTTACTCGAATGGAACTTAGAAGCATTGATCCAGACGATGATGAAGTTTGGCTAGCTGCGTTTCAGGGAATAGACGCACCAGGAAGTACATTAGCAGAAGTCGACAATTGCCAGGCCAAGTGCGAACAAGAACATTTGGGCGTCCCGCTAGACGAATTAGACGATGACGAAATAGATGAATCATTGGAGCTAATGACCGATTGCCTTAACAAATGCAATGAAGACGTAGAACTTCAAGAAATGGACGGGGAACAACCTATGTCGGTTTACAACATAAGTTGTGAAAAAATAGAAAAAGACAAAAACGTAATTGTGTCGTATGACATTTGCCAAGATGTTGGGTATGTGTTAGTAGAAGCCTGTGGGTGTGACGAAGAATGATATTTAAAAAGAACAACCCAGGCTGTCCGTGCTGTAACTGCCCTTGTTCGTGCTACAAGTTTGACGACAACGCAAAAGATTCGATGGGCAGCAGAGATTTAACCGCGACTAACGCAGCGTATAACGCCGGAAAGCTAGACAACGCAGCAACAATGTCGGGAACTGCATACTTTAAAGGCGACGATCATACTTGCTATGAAGTAGGGACAGAGGGGTTAGCTATATGGTTTTGGTTTAAAGCTGACACCGCTTGCAGTACAACGGTAACTACGCATTTTGAAGGAATTGTAACTAAATCAATTGTAGATATTACAGCAGGTCTTGGGGATATAGGCATGACAGGAGAGTGGGGTGTTTATTGGCACAACTCAACGTCTCCCGTCGGTCACGGAGATTACGCTGGCAATTTGTATTTTTTTGCTAAACCAACAGATAATGCTGGAGGTGGAATTCAATACATAAACATTCAAAATGCTGCAAATCGATGGGCCGATTTTATGCGAACCTCTGAAGAATGGAAATTTTATTATTTTTGGATGTCTGTAGCAGAAAACAAAATGTATTTGCGTGTGAATAATGAGGCAACTCTTGAAAAAGCAACACCAAACGATGAATCATTTACAGCCTCTAGCGACCAAGATATGTATGTAGGCAACAATTTAGGCAAAGCTGTTTTAGGGTCGCAAGCTGTAGACGCTGTAGCAAATAGAACATTTCACATAGACAATTTAGGGTTTTGTAAAAAAATAGGCACTAAAGCAGAAATGGAAGCACGGTCAACCAAACTGTATAACGCTGGGACCGGTGTAGCTTGTAATAAGGCAGGGTTGTAATGGCATGTTGTGGTAAACTGCGTAAATTAGCTACAGAAACAGCCCGCTGGATGGCTGCAGGAAAACCATATCGCTCTGATCGCAGCATTGATGCTATATTTACCCATATATGCGTACCTTGTGAGCATTACAAATCAAAAACTGAGACTACCGGATCGTGTGGAGTCTGTGGTTGTGGTTTAAAGAAAGAGGGAAAAACCCTCAATAAAATAGCCTGGGCAACGGCCCATTGTCCTGAAAAGAAATGGTGATTTATGTACCCTTCTTCTAACATTCCTACCCTGCAGGATATTCAAGCGGAATATCGTAAAGCAGCAGAACGAGCTAGGGGGCGTGACGTTGCTAGCCCGTTTGCTACAGCAACTAACCAAATGGCCCTTGGTCGAGCAATGGAGCTAGAAGCTGCTAATCGACAACAGATTAAAGAAGAACAACTAGCAAGGGCACAGCAGCAAGACCGTGGTTTTGAAACGTTTGGTGGAGGCATGGCTGGCGAACAGCGGCGTCGTCAAGCTGTAGCAGAAGGTGGTCAGAGATATAACCAAGCTGCTTCCCAATTAGGAATACAACAGGCTCAAGCAGAGCAAGCCCGTGACGCTCGGGCTGACGCAATGGACCTTCAGGCAACTGGAGCAGGAATGCAGTTTGCAGCATTGCAACGAAAAGAACAGTTGCAAATGCGGCTTGCCCACCTTCAAGCGGCGTCAAGAAGGGAGCAGATTGTTTCAGCAGAAAAAATGGCTGCTGCTAGAGATGTTACACAACGAAAACAAATTGCAGCACAAACGGCAAACGCACAAGCCCAAATACAAGTTGCACAAAGGCGAATAGAAGCAGACATTGAAAGAACACGAATCGCCAACCCGCAATATAGTGCTGCACCCATGACTGCTAGCTACTCTAGTGGGGCAGGGAATTTTCAGGATCATCTTAGAAGCATGGGAGTAATGGGATAATGCCATTGTTTAACCGTCCACGTAATATGCCTCGGCTTTTTCAAGGACGAATGTTTAACCGACTGACCGGACAGCGGGCACCTAGGCTTTATTCAGGTGCCCGTCCTAGGCGAGTAGCGCACAATTTTTTCAACACTCAAGTATCTCCTTACGGTGCTGCTGGTGGCGGTCGGGGCCAGTATAACGCCGGTCATGCAGGTCACGCTGGAAACGTGTACGCAGCGATGCTGGCACAAGCTCAAAGTGGGCAAGGAACCAACATGGGAAGGCTGCATCATACCCCTGGGTATCGCGGGACTAGAATGCACCGAGGTTTTCGCCAAGACCAATCATCTATTAGGCGAGATTTTCAAAATAGAATCAGACAGGAAAGAACAGCGTTGCGTAATGCTGGAACTGATGCAGAAAGAAATATAGCTAGAGGACGCCTTGCTCAGCTTCGCGGTAGACACAGAACTGAGCGTCAAGCGCACGCCCGAGGCATTCAGACAGACTATGGAAGAAATCATAGCTTTAATCTTGGTGGCGGTAGAAGGCGTCAATGGCAACCAGCTAGAAGAAACAGAACTATGCTTAGTCCCAGAATTGGAATAAATGTAGGTCAAAATCCATACACTGGAAACAGGTTTGTCCGGGGTCTTAACTTCCGTCGCCAGCAGGGAGGCGGGCAAGTAGGGCAAGCCCGCGCTCAAGCTCGTAATATGCGAATTGCAAACAGAATGTCAGAGCAAGCTCAGATTAATGCTGGAGGCCGAGGCTTAGACATGAGGCTTCATGGAGGCCAAGGGGCGGCAGTAATGGGAACATCCGCAACACATGCAGACTTTACTCGCGGTGGTAGACGAAGCGGGTTGATTCGTACGGGGAATCATTGGAACACCGGCAGAAATGCAGGCCGAGTAATGAGGCCACATACAATTCAGGGACTAACCGACAGCACGACGTTTCTTCCAGGTGGGCGAACAATCCGACGCAATGACTCGGGTCATCTTGTAACAGATATGGCGGGTTCAGGGT